AAGGTGCAATGACTGCACTAGGCTTGTATGCAAAACTATATGAGCATGCAGATGCCAATCATGTGTTGGTATTTGACGATTGTGATAGTGTGCTAATGGACGAACTAAGTCTTAACATATTAAAAGCCGCACTTGATTCAGGTAAGAAACGTGTGCTACATTGGAATGCAGATTCAAATAAACTTAGATCAGAAGGTATTCCTGCTAAGTTTGAGTTCAAAGGTGGTGTTATCTTTATTACCAATGTGAAGTTTGAAAACGTTAGAAGTAAAAAGTTACAGGATCACTTAGAAGCATTGCAATCAAGATGTCACTATTTAGATCTTACACTTGATACAATGAGAGATAAGTTCTTACGTATTAAACAGATAGTTGCAACAGGCGAACTGTTTCAAGATTACGATCTAAGCAAAGAAATGCAAGGCGAAGTAATTGCTTTTATGGATACAGTAAAAGATAAACTACGTGAAGTAAGTTTAAGAATGGCGTTGAAGATTGCAGATCTCACAAAGGTAAGTCCAAACTGGAAACAGTTGGCTGAGAACACTGTAATGCGACGCAGGTAATTGGGTTGTCATATCAGATCTAGCTCCTGGACAACCTAAACAACAAGTGGGCAATGTTGTAATGATATTGCCCACTTTCTTTATGGTAATTAGAGTATGATACATGTAACTTGGCCACCAGGTTGTTACGGGACCTATGTTATGCAATCAATTTATGCATATAGTAATCTTGGCAATGGTGCAGAAATAAAGATAGAATCTACTGGAAGTAGTCATGGATTCAATGCAAAGACTTATTTTCGTTTTGATCATCTTTGCGAAAGCACTGCTGATGTAATTGTTGCACCAAGTGCAGAACATCAATTAGACTATATGAATAATCAACTGGTAAAAATGGAAAATAATAATATCTTCCAAAGTGTGCAAAAAAGTTTTCCAAATTGGAATGATCTACTAGCAGATAAATGGTCAAATCCAGATAGTACTTGGGTATTAAGAGAATGGATAAGTTTCTGGTTAGTTGATAATATGAAGCAAGCATATCCAACTATTAAAGGACATATAACAACACTGGATCTGTTTAATAAAAACGTGTTTCCAGATTTAATTAACCGTTTAGGCTTGACTTTGGTAGCAGACACTGCTACAATGAAGAACAATCAGAGCAAGTGGATAGTACAACAACGTTACCATAACTCGCAATACCGATGTGATAAATGGATAAAAGATGTTATTGCAAATAATGAAACAGATTCACCTTGTCAAACTATACTAGATGAAGCATATGTACAACATTGTTTAAGAAAACAAGGATATGAAATACGTTGCGATGGACTTGATAATTTTCCAAAGTCCAGTAGCAAATTGAAAGAACTAATTTATGAGAACGGCAACACTAATAATTAACGATGAAGTAAATCTTAAGATATCAGGACTAGAGCTTGATGTCCGCAAGAAACTTGTTAATACATTCAAGTATGATGTGCCACATGCAAGATACTTGCCAGCAGTTCGATTAGGACGTTGGGATGGTAAAGTTGCATACTTTCAAATGGGCGGTAGCACATACTTAAACCTGTTACCAGAAATACTTCCAATCTTAGAAAACTTCAACTATGATATTGACATACAGGACAATAGAGATTATCAAACTGTATTTAAGTTTGAACCTGTTGACGAAGATGCTTATGCAGATATTATGTGGCCTAAAACACATCCAGCAGTTGGAACACCAATTAAGTTGCGTGACTACCAAGTTGAGATCATCAACAGTTTCTTAGAAAACCCGCAGTGCATACAAGAAATAGCAACTGGTGCAGGTAAAACTATTATGACTGCAAGTTTAAGTGAACGTGTAGAAAATTACGGACGTTCAATTGTTATTGTACCAAACAAAAGTCTAGTAACACAAACTGAAGCAGACTATGCAAATATGCAACTTGATGTTGGCGTGTTCTATGGTGATAGGAAAGAGTTTGGACACAAGCATACCATATGCACATGGCAGAGTCTAAACGTATTGCTAAAGAATACAAAGAATCAAACTGTTGATATCACCATACATGAGTTCTTAGAAGACGTTGTGGCAGTTATTGTTGATGAAGTACACATGGCTAAAGCAGACGCACTTAAAACATTGCTTACTGGTGTAATGAGTCAGATACCATTGCGTTGGGGACTAACCGGAACAATACCCAAAGAGCCTTTTGAGTTTCAAGCATTACATTGTAGTTTAGGACCAGTTATCAATCAACTGAGTGCCAGTAGTTTACAAGAAAAAGGCGTACTAGCGAACTGTCATGTGAACGTAGTACAACTGATTGACCATGCAGAGTTCTCTAACTATCAAAGTGAACTAAAATACTTGTTTGAAGAAAAAGGTAGATTAGATGCAATTGCAGGCTTAGTTGCCGAAGTAAATAAGACTGGTAATACACTTGTATTGGTAGATAGAATATCAGCAGGTACAGAACTGTTAAACAGACTAGGCAAAGATGCAGTTTTTGTTAGTGGTGCAACCAAAGCAAAGGACAGACAAGATGAGTATGATGAAGTGGCTACTTCAACTGGTAAGATTATCGTTGCAACGTATGGTGTGGCGGCCGTTGGTATTAATTTACCACGTATTTTTAATCTTGTACTGTTGGAGCCAGGTAAGAGTTTTGTCAGGGTTATACAAAGCATTGGTCGTGGTATTCGTAAAGCGGAAGACAAAGACCACGTACAAATCTGGGACATAACATCAACTTGCAGATTTGCAAAAAGACACTTAACCAAACGTAAAGCATTTTACAAAGATGCAAATTATCCTTTTAGTGTAGAGAAACTAGACTGGAATGCCTAACACAACGGAGAAATTATGAGAATTTTAACATTAGAAAATACTGTATTTGATTTAGATACATTGCCAGAAGAGATTGACGATTTACGTTTTTCTATATTTGACAACAGTGATCCACAAAATCCTGATCATCTATATATTCCGTTGATATTTCTAGAAACGTTTAATAGTCCAGCATTGGTATTGCGTATTGGTGATATTACAATGAAGATGCCAATTGACTGGCAAGTGTTGATTGGTGAACCAGAAGTAGGTGACTTGGAAATGCTACCGTTAACCAGCATCAACGACAGAGGCTTTAAAGTTTTTCAGTTCAATCCACTAACAAGTTTTAGACCGTCATATATGGACATTGAAATTGTTGATGTGTATCAAGATGTAACATGGTATGTGCCTAAACTTAAAAACGGACAGATGTTGGCAGTACCTGTAGACGACACAGACAACCCAAGATGTGCATTCTTTGTTAAGGATATCAGTCGTAACTGTGAAGTAGTGGATTATAACAAGGCATGGTAATGAAATACAGAAAAGAAATATTTGATAGGTTGAAAAAGATCATTGGTGATAGTAGTCTAACATTAGCAGTGATATATACAATTGGTCACATTATTATTGCAATAATATGTGTAAGAGTTATAACTGGTGCTAGTTTAGAATTAGCAGCCGTGGATGCATTTGTAGAACCAATCATCAATGGCTTTTGGTTTTATTTCTTACACAAACTTTGGAGAACAAGCAATGAGCGATAAGCTCAACATTGCAAACGAAATGCGTTGTCTGGATAGCAAGGATAGAAACTTCTATGACAGTCTAACAGATGAAGAACGTAAAAAGTATTCAAACTTTCTTATGATACGTTGGAGTTCAAGTATACAAGGTTCGAGTGAACTACAAGAATATTACTTGATTGCCTGTAATGAACGTTTGAATAAACATTTCTTTGACATCAACAAGCATCCTAAACTACAATGGTTGTGTGCCACTAGTATTTCTCCGGGTATGGGAAATCACAGACACCAATGGATTGCACCTAAGAAGAAAGAAAAAGGCAACAACGAAGGCAAGAAGATTCTTATGGAACTGTTTCCTGCAATGAAAGCAGATGAGATCAATTTACTAAGTAAACTTATGACAAACAAAGAACTAAAGGAACACATGCGTGACAGTGGAGTCGCTGACAAAAAGTGAAACACATGTTTGCAAGTATTGTCAACGTGAGTTTAGAAAAGAAAGCACATTAGCAGTGCATCTGTGCGAGCAGAAGAAACGTTCACAAGAAGAAAAAGAAGTAGGTGTACAAATTGGTTTGCAAAGTTATTTGACATTTTACACAATGACTCAAGGCAGTGCTAAACTAAAAACATTTGCAGAGTTTTCAACATCTCCGTACTATAAAGCATTTGTAAAGTTTGGAAGACATTGCGTAGCAATCAATGCTATCAACGTACCAAAGTTTGTTGAGTATGTTGTAAAACAAAATAAGAAATTAGATCATTGGTGCAAAGAAAGTGTATATGATGAGTATTTGCAACACTACATAAGAAGAGAAGCACTAACTGATGCACTACAACGTGGCATTGAGTATGGTATAAAGTGGAGTGAGAAAACTGGTAATCCAGCACAGGACTTTTTACGTTATGGCAATGACAATGCAGTAGCATTTGCAATAAGCACAGGACGTATATCACCTTGGTTGGTATTCAACTGTGAATCAGGTCAATCATATCTAGCACAGATGAATGGAGACCAAACAAAAATAGTATGGCCATGGATTGATCCAGACTTTTGGCAAAAGAAGTTTAGAGACTATCCAGCAGATCAGGTATACTGTGAAGAAATACTTAAACAAGCAGGATGGTAATGAAAACACTTTGTTTAGGAAACAATCATTCTCACACCGACGAGATGACATCTGCGTTAGGATTAAATCACGGATTAATTACAGATACTTCAATCGAATTACAAGATGGGTATTATCATACAAGTGTTCTTGATTTATCACTAAGTGAAATACTAGATCTTGCTGAACGTTTTGACAGTGTTGTTGTACTTGATCAGCCCATTGAATTATGGAATCATCCAACTGAATTTCATAACACAAACGAAATTGCTTTACAAATTGGTAATAAAGTTTTGTGGCAAAACGCCTCTGGAAAAGACCAATTGCAATACTGGAAAAATTTAGTAACAGATAATAAAAGTTTTTGTATATTTCCTTTTATTGAACTGTTAACAATGAATGGACACACAACTGTTTGTTGTAGAAGCAATACTCCTATAGTAGATATAAACAAGTTAGAAAACTTTTCTACAGACAGTGCATACCAGAAGATACGTCAATCAATGATTGATGGCAAGCTGCTACCTAAGCATTGCAATGAATGTTATAAAATAGAAGACAAAGGTATACAGTCTGCTAGACAGGAAGAAACAGTTGAATGGGCATTAAAACTCAACTTAACGTCAATTGATGACCTAAAAACAATTACTAATCCTGTATACTACGAAGTTCGTCCAAGTAATATATGTAACCTAATGTGTAGAATGTGCAGTCCAAAGGATAGTAGTCTCATTGAACGTGAACAGAAAGACCTAGGATTAATTCCTGAAGAGTACACAGAATCATTTAGTGATTTTGATATTGTGCAAATAGAGAATATAATAAAGTTGTATGTTGCAGGTGGAGAACCTACTGCAATGCCTGAGTTTTATAAGTTTCTAAGAAAATGCATTGATCAAAAACATACAGATTTTGAATTTCAAGTAAACACCAATGCAGTAAAAGTCTCAACGTTGTTATTAGAATTAGGCAATAGTTTTTCAAACCTACAATATATTGTAAGTATTGACGGTTATAAACTTGCAAATGACTACACACGTTGGCGTAGCCAATGGGACCCAATGATTGAGAATGTAAAAACGTTGCAACAGCATGGACATACTGTAAGTTTTAACACCACATTAAGTTTATATACTATTTTTGATTATACTGATCTTATAGAATTTCTTGATAAAGAGTTTCCAGGATGTCTGGTACACGGGCAGTTTGCAGAGAACATTTGGCCTTTTGTTTTTACGTATTCTTCAGAACAAATTTTTAAACTAGAAAGAATAAAACATACAAACATATATAAAAACAATACACTTTTTAAAAGTTTTGTTGATGGTGTAATAAATCTTGCTAAATCAAGTAAGTTAGATCAACCCAAATTAAGTAAATTTTTTAGTTACAATGATCAACTTGACAAATCAAGGAATTCGTGTTTAAATAACTATATACCTGAATTAGAACATCTTAGAACGTTAGTAGGAGAAGAAAATGGGATTAACAAGACCTAAAGTAACACAGATGGAAAAGAAGCCTAAACTAAAAGACAATGACTTTGTACTTGGTATGGTCAAAAGTATTATACGTATAGGTGCATGTTATATGTTGTATACAGGAAATATAGAAATGGCCGCAGTAACACTTGTTATTGCTGAATTTACTGGCATAGGAAATAGATTAATCTAATGAGTGCAGACGTTGACATAGACTTTGCTGATAGGCAAAGTGTAATTGATTTGATCCGGTGTACTCCTGCAAGACAAAATGCAGAAGGACGCAAACACAATTCAGGTGTCTACGTCACTCCAATACCTGTTGATGCATCTAACGGTTGTGCCAGTATTGATTATGAAACTGCCGAAACAAGAGGATATTTTAAACTTGACTTGCTTAATCAAAGTGTGTATACACTTATTCGTGATCAAGCACACTATGATGAGATGGTAACACAACAACCGGACTGGACTAAACTACAAGACAAACAGTTTTGTGAACAGATAGTACACATAGGCAACTATCACGATCTAATAGTTGCAATGAAACCTGATAGTGTACAACGTATGGCTGCATTTATCAGTATAATACGTCCGGGTAAAGCATCTTTACAACGTAAACCGTGGGCAGATGTATTTGCAACTGTGTGGGATGGTGATGATAGTGCTGGTTTTGTGTTTAAGAAATCACATGCAGTAAGTTATGCAAAACTGGTTACACTGCACATCAATCTACTCTGCGAACAAGTGTAATACTGCGTCGTTTAATTTTTTTACGTGAAAGTTCTTGTAAGCTCGTAGCAGGTCCTAGTATGATATCTAAATCTTTGTTGATAAACGTTTTGAGATAAGGTCTAAACTGTTCCCAGTCTTGTTTGAGAAATATGTTAATAGGTATACTACGGTTTGATTCCCACCACCACTGATTTGCAAACTCTAGAAAGTCACGTTTTTGTCCTTCATGAACAATACCACCAAAGTTATAGATTGTGGTTATTTGATCATCTCTATTTTGTATAACACCAACGTATTCATTACCTGCATAAGTGCAAAATGTAATGAACGGGTATCGTTCTGCAATCTTTTCGAATAGCTCTACGCCCATAAATACCTAGTAATTGGAGTTAAATTAATGTATTCTACACCCGTCTATTTATATCAGCAAAAGCAACAGGTGCTATTACCTGCTACGGACGGTTCGTACTTTCAAAGGAGATGGCAACCAGTGTATGCTAAAAAATTAAAAGTCAATCGCGGCGTCGATAATGTTATACTGTTTGAGTTTATCAATCAAGATCAAAAACCCGTAAACATATCAGGCAGTACTATTACTTACCGTATGATGAGTACCGACGGTGATGAATTGCTAATAGCAAAAGATCTAGAAACACTCAGTGCTGCCTATGGAAGAGCAAAAGTAACACTTACCAGTGAAGAACTTGATAACATTGAAGAACAAACTGCTACTTGGAGTTTGGAACGTGCAAGTGGTAACCTATACGAAGCAGTGTTTACAGATGCATACAGTGCAGGACGTGGACAAGTTGAAATTGTTGACAGTGTATATCCAGATTTTGTCGAAAGCACCATACTTGAACTACCAGAACCAACGATAAAAAGATCTGCCTCAAACGGAGATCGAAACTACACCAGTATGGCATATACTGCTAACAATACACTTACTACATTTCAATTGGATTTTGATAACTTTACTGGTAATGTAGTAGCACAAGGTAGCGAAACACAAATTGGTCCTGATTGGTATGATATTGGATCGCAAACAGTTTATACAAATCAAAATACACGAAGTTACATTAACATTGACGGCAGACACAATTGGATACGTTTTCAACTCAATCAATATGGCTTATCTGGAGAAGGTGTTGCAACAGTACAAAATGGTGCAGTAACTGCCATAACATCCGGAGGCGGATCAGAATGGTATGGAGCAGGCAATCCCAACGTTGATATTGAAGGAAATCCAGGAGGCACTGGAGCAACTGCCACTGCAACACTAAACAGTAATTCGGTGGGTAGTATTACAGTCACCAATGGCGGACAAGGGTATATAGAAGTACCATTGGTTAAAATTAATAACGGAAGGATTACACAGATCCTCTATAGATAGTTAACCAAAACACTTGATCAATTACATAAAGTATGCTAATATACTAGCATAATGATAGACATCTTAAGTTACATTCCGCAGAAGCGAAAACAAACCAGTTCTGGATGGGTTAGTTTTAATGCACCCTGTTGTGTACACACAGGAGAATCTGCAGATAGACGTAGTCGTGGTGGTATAAAACAAGCAGAAGATGACTGGAGTTATCACTGCTTCAACTGTGGCTTTACTGCAAGTTTTGTACCAGGACGTCCAGTAAGTTACAAAGCAAGAAAGTTGCTGGAATGGTTAGGAGTAGATCCAACTGATATTGAACGTCTTAACTTGGAAAGTTTAAAACGTAAAAGTTTATTAGATTTAACTGCTGAACGCAATACTATAAAACAAACGCAAATTGACTTTGATGAAAAAGAAGTTCCAGAAGGAGTTGAACTAATTGATCCAGAACTAGATCAACACAAACACTATCAACAGTATCTTGACAAACGTGGCATAGTATTAGAGTATCCATTTTTAGTTGATAAAAAACAAGGTCCAAGAGATAGAATTGTTGTGCCTTATACATACAAGAATAGAATAGTAGGACATACATCACGTTATCTAGACAATCGCACACCAAAGTTTATAAACAGTCAGCAACCTGGTTATGTGTTTGGCTATGATTTACAAAAGCCCAACTGGACCAGTGCAATAGTAGTTGAAGGTATATTTGATGCACTAAGTATTTCAGGACTAGCATGTATGCACGAAACTATAAGCAAGGATCAAGCACAGTTGCTAAAGCAGTTGCAACGTAGAATTATAGTAGTACCTGATCAAGACAGAGCAGGATTAAATATAATTGACGCAGCAGTTGAACACAAGTTTGAAGTAAGCATACCAGAATGGCCCGAAGATGTTAAAGATGTAAATGATGCAGTGGTACGTTTTGGTGTTGCTGAGGCGCTGCAACAGATATATAATAGTGCAGAACGTAGTAAGATAAAGATTGAAATGGCAAAAAAACGTTTAATAAGGAGCATAAGTTGAGTTGTGATATATTATTTACAAGTGTTCCATACACTGTAACTAAAATTGCCCCTGCAGCTCCGGCTATACTAATAGGTATGCTAGAATATCATGGATATACTGGCAAATTTTATGATTTTAATGTGCTAACACTTGAAGATCCTGATGTGAAAAATTTTGCTCTTGGAAAAAATCCATCAAACACTGAATATCTTGACAAGGTATATAGATATCATGTTAACAAGATGCTTGAATACAAGCCAAATTATATTGGCATAAGCCTGTTTACCTATCAGTGTATAAGAACTGCACAGTTGTTATGCATCTACATTAGGACAATCGCACCAGAAGTAAAGATTATACTTGGAGGCCCTGGATTAAGCCACAACGGTTTGCATGGAGTAAACATAGGTGCAGAATGGCAAGAATTGCAACTATGTGATTATTGGGTAAAAAGTGAAGGCGAAAATCCAATCATTGAAATACTTAAAGGTGATTATATAAGCACTCCTAAATGGAAACAGATTACGGATTTAGATGAATTTCCTATTCCGGTATATGATAGTTACAATTGGAGTTTGTATAAAAAACATATACCTATCACTGGTAGTAGAGGTTGTGTACGTCAATGTACATTCTGCGATATACATACACATTGGAAAAAATTTGTATGGAGAAGTGGTAAAAGTATTGCTGATGAAATGATAGCACAAAGCATACAACACGGCATATACAATTTTGCTTTCACAGATAGCCTAATTAATGGTAGTATGAAAGCATATAAAGAACTGTGTACTGTGTTAGCAGAATACAATAATAAAAATCCGCAAAATATGTTAACTTGGAGAGGACAGTTTATTTTTCGACCAAAAAATCAGATGCCTGAAGATATCTGGAAGTTAAGCAAAGAGGCTGGACTAACACAAATTCACATTGGAATCGAAAGTCTAGATGAAGGCGTAAGAGATCATATGCGGAAAAAATTTAGCAATGATGATATTATATACGGCGTTCAAGCTATGGAAAAATATGGTATTGAAGGAGTATTCTTAATGATAGTTGGCTATGTCACTGATACGGAAGAAACACTTAAGAATCAGAAAGAAATGTTTAAGGTATTATCTCCTTATGCTGGCGACCCAATAGTTAAAGTAGCAATAGGTTCAACTTTGGCTATACTTCCTGGTACACCCCTGGCTGATATGGCAGTAGATTTAGGTATTACTCTCGGAAAAGATGAAAATGATTGGGTAGGCCTGAGCAACCAAACTACAAGACTACAATGGCGTAAAGATCTTATAGAACACTGTGTAAATCTAGGTTACAATGTTCCGGAGCATGTTGGACACGATCAACTTATGACTAGTGGAAGTGTTATAAATGCCTGAAGCAACTTTGACAATTGAAGTTGGAGCATATAACGGAACTCCTGGATTTATGATTGACGAGCAAACATGGGAACCAAATTCTCTAACGCCAGGAGAACAACAAATTAATTTTAAATATAACCATGGAGCAACTAATCGCTTTCAAATGTTTGGCAAGGAAACCAATGATACTCTGGTTGATAAAGATAATGTTATTATTGCAGATAAATTTATATTAATTAAAAAGTTGCGTATTGATTACATAGAAATTTTAAACTGGCAGTTTCATAAACATATTTGGAATCCGTACTTTGCATTTAATAATCAATCACAATATCTTGATATACCTACCAAAGATAATTTGCCATTGTGGTATATCAACTTGCAAGACTAAGGAGAATATGTTGAAGTTTGAAATAAATGAAAATCAACAAACTATAGTTGATAAAATTATAGAAAGATATCAAAACAAAAATGAGAGTGCATCTGATTCAGATAAAGCATATACAAATGGTATAAGTGAAACTGATTGCAAAATACTGGGTAAGATTTTTGAGGATCTTATACCTGGGCAGTCTATTAGTCATGCTATGGTTTTAGTTGAACATAAGCCCTGGGCAATACACACAGACTATTTAAATAACAATGACAAGAATCCAGCAAATGCTATTTTAATACCAAATCAAGATATTGAAACAAGCACACTTATTTTTAACGAAGAATGTACAGCAGAAAACTTTGATGATTTTCCTACTGTTAAAAATCATGTCAGTGAGGAAATATACGAACAATATCTTTCACATTGTGATTGGCACAAGGTACAAAAAGTTAGTGTCAATGAGATATACAAATGGCGTAGAGGAACAGGTGTTGTTTGGGACCGTAAAGCGTTGCATTCAAGTGATAACTTTTTAAAAAACGGAGTTACAACAAAAATTGCTCTAACAATCTTTACCAAACATGTTGCAGATTAGTAGAAAGGCACTATAATAAAGTATGACAGAATATAACTATGATGTACAAAAATTATTCTTAGAAATGATGATGCAGGATGCACAAACATTTTTGAGAGTGCAGAACATTTACAATACAGAAAACTTTGATAGAGACCTGCGAGAAGCCGCACAGTTTATCTATGACCATGCTAACGAACATAAAACACTTCCAGACAGAACACAGATTAAAGCAATGACAGGTACAGACTTGCAAGAGATTCCAGATCTCAACAGTGGACACACAGATTGGTTCTTGGGAGAGTTTGAGGCATTTACTAGACGTAGTGAATTAGAACGTGCTATACTTAAGAGTGCAGACTTGTTAGAGAAGGGCGAGTATTCACCAGTTGAAAAACTTATTAAGGATGCAGTGCAAATAAGTTTGACAAAGGACTTGGGTACAGATTACTTTGAAGATCCTAGAGCAAGACTTGCGGCACTGAAAGACAACAACGGTCAAAATTCAACTGGTTGGCAAAATCTGGACAAACTATTATATGGTGGATTCAACAGAGGTGAACTACAGATATTCGCAGGTGGATCTGGATCAGGTAAGAGTTTGTTTATGCAGAACTTGGCAGTGAACTGGATGGAAGCAGGACTCAATGGAGTGTACATTACACTGGAGTTGAGTGAAGGGTTAACTGCTATGCGTATTGATAGTATGTTGACTAACACCAGCACCAAACAGATATTCAAAGATATTGAAACTGTTGAGATGAAGATTAAGATGATGGGCAAGAAAGCAGGTGGATTGCAAATCAAATACATGCCAGCACAAAGCACAGTAAACGACATAAGAGCATTTGTTAAAGAGCTATCAATTAAACAAGGAAGAGAAATTGACTTTATGTTGGTTGACTATTTGGATTTGCTTATGCCAGTTAGTGCTAAAGTATCACCAAATGATTTGTTTGTTAAGGACAAGTATGTAAGTGAAGAACTGCGTAACTTGTCAAGAGAACTAAATGTATTGTTTGTAACTGCATCACAGTTAAACAGAAGTGCAGTTGAAGAAATTGAGTTTGATCATTCGCACATCTCAGGTGGTATTAGTAAGATCAATACTGCTGACAATGTGTTTGGTATTTTTACAAGTCGTGCAATGAGAGAAAGAGGGCGTTATCAAATACAAGCAATGAAGACTAGAAGTAGTAGTGGTGTTGGTATGAAGATAGACTTGGAATTTGATATTGAGAGTTTAAGAATACGCAGTGTTGATGAAGATGAAAACGATCACAACAAACCACCAGCAAGCAGTATACTTGCAAATATCAAAGCAAAGAGTCAAATGGTACAAAAAGACGTAACAGATAGCATGCCCGAAGATGTTCCTAAGATAACTGCTGATGTACAAAGCTCGAAGCTCAAACAGATGTTAGCTGGGATCAAGCAAAAAGGATGATACAAAAAGGATGATAATTGAAGTTGAAAATTTTTTACCAGAAGAATTAGTGGATGAATTAGTTGCATTTAGCAAAACCAATACAGATTGGCAATTGCAGGCAATGCAAGAACACTTGCCACGGAAAAGAATAATTTTGCCAGCCAATGATAGTCCAATTGAAATCGTGCATATGTGGTTTGAGGCGTTGCCAATTTTTGCACACTTAAACTTTATGGGCGTTACATTGTGGAAAGATGATGTTGATTTTAAAATGAAACAACATTTAGATAATGCTCAAGTAAAAATAGCAGTTCAGATATATTTAGATAACAGAAAAAGTCCTGGGACACAATTTGGCAACAGGCTAATACAATATGGACAAAACAGAGGATATATTATGTATAACAACCCAGATATGTTGCACGGTGTTCCTGATCAAACACCTCATGAGGGTAGACTTAGTATCTATGCATTATTTCATTGAGTATGTTTTGTACTGGAAATCCAGATCGCAAAACCATAGCATATGCACTAAAACCTGATCAAAGTGCAAGTTTAAGTTTAGGGTGGGATTTTACTAAAGAAGAATCAATTACAAAATTTAGTAACGTTATCCAAAAATATAATGTATTTGTAAATAGTGCATACGTTGCCCCAGGAGTACAAGAAGTTTTAATGAATACTTGTTACAGTGAATGGATGAGATTAGATATTAAAGGGCACATTATTAACATTGGAACTACACTTGAAAATACCAATGATACAAGTGATTATAACCAAAGTAAACAAAAACTAAAACGTCAGAGTCTGAAACTTAACGAAGAAACTGGTATATCAGGTATCAAATTATCTTATATAGTATTAGGAGGAATTGGCCCTAGGATGTGCGAGCTTGAACATATCCAGCAAACTATTAATTGGATAATAGATCAACCTTTCCGTATTCCAATTATCCAATTAGATTCAGTAAAATGATAGCATATCAGGATATTCGTGATGTGCATTTAGAAGCAGCCACACTGTGCAATGCCAGTTGTCCTTGGTGTCCAAGAAACTTTTGGGGTTACAAATTCAATGGCGGGTATCCTGAACTTTATCTCACACTAGAAAATACTAAAAAGATATTTCATCCTGATTTCTTAAAACAGTTAACCAGTATACGCATCAACGGCAATTATGGAGACATAGTAATGAATCCAGATGGTGAACATATTATAGAATATTTTAGAGAATCTAATAAAGACCTGCAAATAAAGGTTAGTACCAATGGTGGTGCTAGGAAAGCAAACTTTTGGAAAAGCCTTGCAAAACTTGATTGTAAGGTTCGTTTTGCACTAGACGGATTAGAAGATACTCACAGTCTGTATAGACAAGATACACTTTGGAAAACAGTTATTAAAAACGCAAAAGCATTTATTGCCAGTGGTGGTCGAGCTGAATGGCAAATGATTAAATTCAAACACAACGAGCATCAAATTGAAGAATGTCGACGATTAAGCAAAGAAATGGGGTTCATCAGATTTGATTTAGTCGACGGAGGCAGAGATACTGCTCCTGTGTTTGATAAAAATGGAAATCTCACTCACATACTTGGCAACTACACAGGTGAAACTGATTTTAACAAACTGTTTTTAAGCAAAACTCAAGATGAAGTATTACTAGAAGATGTAAGTCCTGGTAAAATTCCTAGTAAAATCCTAACATGCGAGACAATTACTCGCAAAAGCATTTATATTGCTGCCAATGGTGATGTCAGTCCATGTTGTTATATGGGTTTCTATCCACAAACTTACGGAAAAGGCCAATATCATCAAGCAGCCAATGGTCAATTATTACCTTTGATATTTGAAAACAATGCCATCGAACATAGCATAGAACACTGTATACAATGGTTTGCAGATGTTGAAAAACGCTGGCAAGAAAAAACTTACGAAAACGGACGTTTAATGATTTGTGATGATAATTGCGGATCATGTAAAAACTGCTAAATACTACAAAGGACAAACAAAGTCATGCAAAAAAAGACTCGAAGCATCTTTGAAGAATTAGATGGTATCTATACTGAACGTTACAGCAAGCAACAGGAACGTTCTTACATCGTAGAAAGTCGTGCCAGCAACGTTATTGCCAGTGCCGTACGTCTAATGGAACAGATTGAAGAGTTGTATGATGGTGAGCAAGCAGAGAACCTGCATCGCAAACTGTTAAATGCTATTAGACTTCGTGATCCTAGTAAATTCTCTAGATCAGTGAGACGCACCGATGACAAATAAAGCACAACAAGATCTACTCAATCAATTGAATGAATACCGTCAAACTCAACAGTTAGACGAGATTGGCGACTTTACAAAGGCTATTGCTAAAAAA